CAGGATAAACAACATAATCACCGTGTCAAACTTACTAATCATGTTCATTCTTCTCCTCGTTTTCTAACATCGACAGCTCAAGTTTCACTGACCCAACCACTCCGCAGTTCTTGCACCACGAATCCAACTCGCCGTTTTTGGCCACTCCTCGGATCACAAACTCCATATGTGAGCACTTCGGGCAGCGGAACACCCGCTTCAGACTGGTTTGGAACTCCAACAGCTCCGGTCCTTTGCGAACGATCACCTCCACGGCAGCTTCGGCCTTACGAACGTCAGTCTGATCGTACACCTTCAAATCCACGTAATCATAACCCGTATCCACCATCCGCATGGAGATTACCTTATGCTGGGGCAGGTGTCCCACGAGGTCGACGATGTTCTTACTCGCGGGGCTCCACGTCACATCCTTCGCGATGGTGTACGTGTGCTTGTGATCCGTGTTAAACAACGACGGCCACAATCCCTGCTCGTACAAATCCTCATCCGGAACGAGGAATATCAAATGTCCACCCGGCTTAAGGACCCTCCACTGGTTAAGTAACCCTTCGAGTGGATCACGGAGATGTTCGATGAAGTGAGAACTAAATACCACATCGAAGCTTCCGTCAGCAAGTCCTCGGAGGTGTTGTCCATCCCCCTGCGGTAGGTCCCATCCTTCTGCCGTAGGAACAATCTTGTCGTCCCCACAGCCGATGTCGAGGACTCGCTTACCTGCGAAGTACCGGTCGAACATCCCTTCTCGTTCCCATCGTTCACGAAACTTACTCGCTTCCTGCGACACGTTTGCACCTTTCAATTATCTTCGTTGTACTCATCCCACCCTGACGAACGAACAACTTTGGCACGTCGGGGAACTTCGTGGGTTGTCCTTTATACTGCATTCCCTGAACCCGGAGGTCAGGGCGTACCACTTCCATCAACCTTCGCATTTCCCCGTCCCAGTGGATCTCCACTACGTAATCCACTGGGAGGAAATTTAAAGTCCCAATACGCTCCACCACACTTTGGACAGGTCTGCCAGCCCCCTTGCGAGATACCCGAGCATCCGAGTCGATGGCTACTATCAACGTCGCTGCCCTGCGGCGGGCTTGGAAGATAATCTTCATATGCCCGCTGTGGAGCAAATCGAACGCTCCGTTGACTATCACAATCGGCCTCGGCAGGTCGATACGACCCAACTCGGCTACCCTCACCCATGGTACCTCCTCGGAGGGAATGTCCCTCCCGAAGTTATACTTCGCTAACCGTTTCGGGTATTTCATACCTGCTGATCCCTACACGCCTGCATGAACCACCCTGGATTCGCGGAGCTCACTGCTGTGTATCTTCCTCCAGCTCCGATAGCAGGCTTGACAGCCGCAAAAGCAGCTTCTGCCTCGACCTGGAATGCAGCCTCATCCACAAAGACTCCGGAAGGATGGTACTGGCGAATTTGATCTGCCCCCTGAGGAAAGCCAAGTATAGTTGATACGAGACTCGGTACGCGAAGAATGCCACTACGAGTCTGACCTGCAGAAACCGCTGCCGGATGGATGTTCTTGAGGAACGAAGGTTGGTTATCCCAGATGAAAAAGGCACGCTCAACCAAGTCAAGAGTTTTAGTACTATCATCGGATTGAAAGATGTTCTCCCTATTTCTGTGGAAGAGGGTGTCCCACGTGTACATCGCCACGGTCCACCACGTGGTAACCATGTCCCGGGATTTCTCCACAAACATTATCTTCTGACGCAGCCACGCCTGCGTTAAAGGTTCCGTGTACGGGAATATCGTAAACGGTCTCACCGTAGGCAACGCGACGAAGTAACCATCGAGATCCGCTTGGCCCATTGATGATACATCCATCGAATGAGCTATCTCCAGATGGACATTTTTCGTATCGAACGTCCTGCCCTGCCCGTCTCGACATAGATTGCATTCGTACAACTCCTTCGGATCTCGGGTATACACGTATGGGACGAAATGCTTCGACTTGTCGAGCCAATACAACACATCTCCCGCACAGCGGTCCCACTCCTGCTCCCCGAGCTGAGCGTAGATCTGCTCACGCTCCTTGGCAGAACACCTCGCGAGGTATTCGACTAATTCTCCGTTAAGTTCCAGCGTAGAAGCCATCGGTAGACTTTACTATACAACCCCATCGGATACAGGGAGTAGTGAAACCACATCCCAAACTCAGAATGACGAATCCGCTCCCGGGATTTCTTGAGGTAGTACTTCAAATACACCCTTGGGGTGGGCATCTTTGGTCCAGCGAAGGTCGGATTTTTACGATAGTTCTCCAACCTCCGACGTTCCGCGATGTACTGTTCGTAATCATTCAACGGACGGGGCACCCGCCAGAACAGAAACTTCCCCCGGAGTAATTCAAACTGATACTTGTAGTATTGCGTCATGACCGACCGTCATCCTCCACCAATTCCTTGCTCTCCTCAATCCTCGTCACATCCGCGTCGGAGTGAGGGGTGCTCACTTCAAGCAGGAGCGATCCGTCCCCTCCGAAGCTCCAGAACCGGTGGGGAGTACCTGGAGGTAGAGACAGTACATCTCTCCTCCACCCGGCGAGTACTGTATCAAAACGTTTGTCCCCAATATAATACTCAACTCTTGTAAGTCCATCAAGAGCAATAAACGTCTCGTGCTTAATCTCGTGATAATGCAACGAACACTGAAATCCAGGAGTGATCCAAAGAAGTTTCGAACAGTACTTTTCATTGTTTACTAGAACCTCCTCCAGCCCCCACCGCTTCGCGACGTACTCTCGCGTCTCTAGCCCACTTTCGTAGCTTGACACTCTGCTACCTCCTTGGCTTTCGCCATAACTTCCTCCACGGTAGCCGTAGCTGTCCACGGCTTCTCCACCACCACCGCTGCTGCGGCATTCGCAAACGGAAGGGCGTGCAGTCCAACACAGGATGCGTAGCTGTAAGCGGCGAGGACTGTATCGCCTGCACCACAGACGGAAACGACTTGCTTTGCCCATGCGGGGTATTCCTCCACGATCTTTCCCTGTTCGAGTCGAGCGATTCCCGCGCCGCTCCGCTTCAGTACCACCGAAGGCCGGTGATCGTAATCGAACTTGAACTGCTCGTACTCATGCTGGTTCGGGAACAACGTCACCCCGTGCCAAGACCACGCCTCAGGGGAACTTTTCGAATCCACAAAGGTTCGTACCCCGAGCTGGTACACCCATCCTCGGACGTCATAGTTGATCGAACCTTTCCCGTAATCGCTCACGACAACCGCATCCGGTTGCCAGTGGAGCACCGCTCGATCCAACCGTTCCAGGTCAATCGGATCCACTTCGTCGTATTCATCCCACCGTGCGAGCTGTTGGGTTCCGACCATCAACCGATTCTTCTCCGGTACCCGAATCAGAGTTCCCTCGGAGGAATTCCACCCATACTCCACTCGAATTTCCGCCCCGAGGGATTGAAGATTCGCGGATACATTTAACGCACCACCGCCGAAGAACTCTTGTTTGGTTACTTTCACCACCGGGATAGGAGCCTCAGGGGAGATTCGAGTCGTGGTACCGATGTAATACCGATCATACATCGCGTCGCCGATTACGAGGATTTTAGGTTTCATTCCCTTCCTTTCGCCTGAAGGTTCGTACCCGAGGGAGGATGGGAGGCATACATCCTTTCGGCGGGGAGCCGTCCTCGGGTACTCTCACTAGGCGGGATCAAACAACAACATCAATAACTCGTGTGCGTTCCATACGTAGCTGTCGTATGGGTTCCATAAACAGTATTATACTGTTGGACCGGGGCCGTTTCCTCACGTCTTTGCCGTTCGCGTTCCTCTTCTTCCTTCCGACGACGCTCGTCTTCAAGGATCGTAAACATTGCTATCACAGCTCCAGCCATTACGTTACCTTCGGTCCCTCAACCGCATCGTCCCACTTCACCGGGGCGAGGTTATCATTCCCCCAGCTCATCGTCTTCCCACCCTCGTACCGGATATGCAACGGATACGGCTCAGTCCAACCTGGGGCGATGTGAATCCCCGACCACTTATCCGACTTCGCTTCGAGCATCACCCACCGGGGGAAGAACTGGCTGACCCCCGCGTGAACCAACTCTGCGTCGAGCGGGACCTGATCCTCGTGGTCCTGGTAGTAGTGCACGAGGAGCTTCAGCAGACTGTTCGCGTCAAACTCAATCCGCTTCGTCATACACTAAACACCCGTTTGATATCAAAATTCACCCGGATCGGGGTATCATCCTTCCAGCTAGGGGATTCTGCCATAATCGCAAACATCCCCTGCTGAGAGGTATTGACCTGCAACCCCACCGGCATGGCATCGTCGGGGATGTCCCCGGTATCCTTCGTATAATCCCGAAAGATTGCCATGATCGCGTCGATAGGGATGATGATCTTCCTACGCATGACTATTCACCCCAGATTATTGAGAACAACCTAATCAACGTGTCCATTACTTTCCTTTCGTGAGCCGACCGAACAGGTACCCGATCGCAGCCGCAAAAATCAACGGTAGTTCCATTACTTCGCCTTTCCTTTCTTTACATCTTTCTTATGTTTCGCTTCCATCGCAGCGCCTTTGGCAGTTTCCTTACTCCCATGCATCGCCCCGATAGAATTCATGATCTTATACGGCACATCCGACTGAGCGCCGTACTTACGCTTGAGCTCCTCTTCGAGAAACTTCGGCATTAGACCCTCTCCTTCCCAGGAGGAATCTTCCCAGATGGGATATGATCCCCATATCCGGAATGATTATCACTCCGATAACTCTGCTTCTCCTGCGTATCCTGATCATCCCCACCAACCGTCTGAGGTTCAGGTTGACCCTGGCCACCCGCACGAGGAGTTGGACCGAAGCCAATTTCCACCAACCGCTTGCATTCCCAGCAATACGGCTGGGACGGCCCGATGCTTTGTCCACAGGACGGGCATTTCTTAAACGGCGTCCCCCGCGTAGCCGCGAACACTTGCTCGTCCGTCGGCTTCTGAATGTTACTTTTCTGTTGTTTTGCCACTTGTTTGATCCTTTGTGAGTTTAGCGGACTCGTCCGCTTCGGTCTGGGCGGCGTGCCCAAAGACTATCTCAACCACTATAACTTCCATATTCGTCTTACTACCCGGTATACACAACGGAACTGGGTATGGAACCGGCCCGGTGTGATCCACCCGGAGCTTCAACTTCTTCGTTGGCTCGTTACATTGCGGACATTGCTGCATCTGTATCGCCAGCATCGGAGCTCCACAGCCATTCCATCCATGTGGCGAACCACATCCACATCTCGCCAGAGCAAGATTCGGCGGCCACTGATGTCCGTTCGAACATTCTAATGTCGAACATGGAGTGAGTTTAACTGTTTGCGGAAACTCCACCGGAGTCGCCTGGGGAGTTGCTGGAGCTTCTTGGGGTACGGCTGCCTCGACCATGAATATATTATAACACGTTCATGAAGTTTTGTCAACTATCAACACTTTACACCGAGCGAGCGATGAATTACCGCTGAGCTTCGCGAGCGAGGCGGCATTTTTTCCCCCGTTTCCCGTATTAACCCTGCTTAATCTTGGATTATTATTCGACGCACGAACGGATTTATCAACAACTTACGACGACGCCGCAAGGGGAAAAATCGATCGGATCGGTTCTTGTAACTTGTTGATAATCCCTCCGACCGAATTTCTAAAAATTTTTTCATTTTCAATTCTAACCTGCAGAAAACACGGGGTGCTAGCGCCTGTGTGGGAGCCATCGCGGACGAAACTGATTCGCCCTGCCCCGGCACTCGCTGGGTACCATCAGGTACCGTGGTCGTAGTACCAGGAGTATGTCTCGTGGGCGTGAGGGTGTAGGCCAGCCGTACCAATACTGTCGTACGTCCCACGTACG